CAAACTGTTTATTCAAAAGATGATATGGAGAAGAAAATTATCATCAATGAAAAAGTAAATATCTAAACTCACTACTGTTTAGTTTTTTCTTTAATATGTTTTTTTGAACTTCTTTTGGAAGTCTAAACCAATTACTATCACCATTATACTCTTTTGCCCATACAGATAATGCTATAGTTGGTATTGAAGCTACTCTTTTTAGTTCTCTTGATTTTGAATAGCCATCATTATGAGTATATAAAGCTTTGTTATGTTTAAGGTGAGGATTGATATTTACTTTTTCATTGATGATAATTTTCTTCTCCATATCATCTTTTGAATAAACAGTTTGTTGCAAACCATCATTAATAATATCTTTCATCTGCCTTGTCCTCTATACTTTTTTCTTCTTGGTATTCTTTTACTTAAACTCTTTGTATGCCTACCAGGTCTTTTTTTCCTAGTACGTTTAACATAATTAGAAACACCAAAAAGAGGTTTCTTCTTTGCCACTATGCACTCATTTCAGTAACTGAAACATTTGCTGTACCAATCGCAGCCATTTTTTCACCAGGTGATACCTTGAATATTTCAGGTTGATCTGCTGGTAAAAATATATCGTTAGCTGTTGCAGTTGGTGATCCAGCAAAAACAATATGCACATCAGCATCAGTTGCTACTCTTACATATTCAGTTTGTGTGCCAAATGCGTTTGAAGTTGCAGCAGATGATCCTGCTGGTGATACTTTTTGTGTTGTTCCAGGTTTTAATGCGTAATTAAAAGCCATATTTTTCTCCTATTAGTTTTTGGGGGAAGTACCGCTAGGCAAGATCCCCCAATATTGATTATCGTCTTATAACAAATGTTACTACACATTCACAAGCTGTAGATGAACCGCCATCTGTAATCATTTCAATAGCTCCGCCTTCTTCAACTCTATTAGCTGCTGTTGGTTCAGCAGTATCTACATCTCCTGCAGCAGATCCAGATTGAGTGATTGTGATTCCACCATTTGTTACAGCCGTTCCACCAATCTCAAAAGATAACGCAGCATCTGCTGTTGTTATCGCATTTTTAATTGAAGTTAAGATTTTAATGATTTTTCCGCCATCTGGTACAGCTACGAAAGTTGAACCAGCAGTAGATATATCAGTAATCTTAGCTGTTATAAAATAGTCGTTTAATGTTCTCATGTTTCTTCTCCTATTGTCGTTCCGCCCATAACCTTACTAGGACTTCAACATTGGTTGAGTGCATGGAGGCACTGTTTTTTAAGGTAGTACCTCCATAACACAATTAACAATTATGATGTTGTTAAATCGTAAACAGCACCACTTGCTTTTTCGTTTCTTGACTCAAGAGTGTACTCAGCTACCATGAATCTTTGGTCTGCATCAGCAGTCTGTGCAGGATTCTGTAAGCTGAAATCTCTTAGGAAGGCAACTGCGAAATAGTCCATCTCTAATACTAGAGCATCTTGTCCTTTTTTCGCTGCTGTTGCGTTAGCACCTCTAATGAATCTATTAGGAGCAACTTGTAATGTTCCAAAGTCACTTTCATAGACATCAATAGATGTAACTAATCTTCTGTCCTCTGCTTGGTCAAATCTAGTTGATCCGCCTGTGAAGCCAGATAGTTTTTGTTTGTTGAAAGCTCCAACCATAACCATGTTTGGATTTCCGCCTTCATCAAAGCAACTTCTTAGAACACCTTTTAATTGGTCTTCTGTGAAAGCTCTTTGAGTTCCATCTGTTCTAATTGCTCCACCACCAGCACCAGAACCGCCTGAACCTGCATCTACGTTAGTAGAAATCCAAGTTTGAACTCCTCCTAATTTTCTTGCAGTTGTTGCGTTTCCAGCCGCAGCAGCTACGTTAGATAAAAGAGCTGTTTCCATATCTCTTTTTAGTTCTTTCGCAGATTTTGCTACTTGGTAAGCTAACTCATTGTTTCTTCCAGCAGATGTTACAGCATCATTTGTTCCTGATACTTGCACAGCTTTTGTAGAAATCTGAGTGTGGTTAGTTAGTTTAGTTGTTGCTGATAATGTTGGGTAAGTGATTGTAGCACATTCCACCGCAGCATCCGCAGCTACATCAGCCAAAGCGTCTGTTTGCCATGGGTGTGATGTGTTTGTTGCTTTTGTTTTAGCAACACCAGACATAAACGGAGTTTCTGTTGGACTTATTGAGTAAATAATGTCCGCTAGGTCCTCTCTTATGCCGACTGTTTGGTATGTTTGATATACAGCCATTGTTCTTCTCCTCTAAGGTTAGTTGTTTACAAATAACGCATTAAAAGATCAGTTGCGTCTTTTGGACTTCCTGACTTCTTAAGCGTTTTAATTCGTTCCAACCTAGATTGTTGATTTTGTTCTTCCTTAGTTGATTTAACGCCTGACTTAACAAATTTTGATGGCTTGACTTTTTTGCTAACTAAAGTTGGTTTCAACTTTTTGTTATCATTATATTTCATGCCGTCAACAATGACATCAAACATTCTTGAATCATAAACTGAGTTTACGTCTTTATCGCTAAAGCCTTTGCTCAATAAATAATTAACCATGTTTGATTTAAGAGAATTACCTTTTACAGGATCTTGCAATTCAGGGTACTTTAAGGCAACCTTTTTTTGCTCTTCTCTTAGAACCTCTTGAAACTGAGATTGTTGATGATCTCTAAGTTTTTTCTGAGCTTGAGAAATAGTCTCTCTCCTTCTTCTTAACTTACGATCAATCTTCGCAGCTTCAGTTGGATCTTCATCCCAAAGTCTATCAAGTTCTTTGGAATTTACATCGCTGTTAATCTCTGCGTTTAACGTCAACACAAGGGAGTTTAAATCTTCCATCTTAGTTGAATACGTTTTCGCTAGACGTTCTTGTTCAGCTTTGATTTCTCTTCTTTCAAGAGCTATCTCTTCTGTTTTACGTCTATAGTCGGCATCCTTCTGATAACCTGCTTTTAATTCTTCAAGGTCAACATCAATCTTTTCACCATTAACAATAACTTGGTGTAGATCGGTTTCTTGTTCGTTACTAGCACTCTCTTCCGATGCTTCTTCTTGAACTGGAGCTTCCTCTTGGGGTTGAGCTTCAGGTTGTTGTTGAACTTCTTGATTATCTTCAGCTTTCGCCTCCGGTTCTTTCTGTTCAACTGGTGCTGCCTCTTCTTGAGGTTTAGAAATTACTCCTTTGGAGTCTAATAAACCTTCAATATGTTTTGCTGCACCTTGTACTGAATCTTTATTCAGTAATGGGTTTGTTTCTGACATATTGTCTATCTCCTATTTTTAAGCTGTCGTATGACTTGGCTTATTTTAACCTGGATTGGTTAAAATTTTTTTTCTTGCTGTTGTTTTCGGAAAACTTCTAATTGTTTCTCTGCAAGTTTTCCTGTTTCAAGAATACTTTGTAAATGTTGCTCCACTTTACCAACAACATTATAGGCGATCCAAAGTTTTTCTCTGGTATCACCCTCTTTAGCACCTGTTTTTTCTAAAAGTGCTTCAGAGTAAATTTTTTTAAGAGTATTTATAGACTCTTTAAAAAGTTCACTCTCTAAAATTTGTTTCGCCTGGTTGGACCGGCTGACTTCTGCCGACCTCCTGGCCTGATCTTTCGTTTCCATTTATACCTTGTACTTGCTTAGTAAACATATTAGCAGATTGTTGTGCTTTTTCAAGAATCTTTGATTGATTTGCCATCATCATCTTGTCTAAGTCTGCATCTGCTTTAAGTTTAGCTGTGTCAAGTTGTGTATTATACTTTAATGCCATTTCTTTTATCTTCGCTTCAAACTCTAACGCCATTTCTTGAGATTTTTGTTGTAACTCTTGGTACTGAAGCTCAAGATCAGCAATTTTTCTTTTGTTCTCTGCATCAATTCTAGTAAATTCAATTTTTTCTATTGGTGTTAAAGGTGGCGGACTAGGTGGTGGCATCATTTGCTTACCTAAATCAGGATCAACAAAGTAACTTTCTACATTTTTCAGTCCTGCGTTTTCAATAATTTTAGATAATGTGTTATACATATTCTTCAAAGTAACCATTGGCATCTCTTTTCCGCCTTGTAATGAGAATGCTTGTATTTGTCTTTCTAAAATATTGTTTAAAAGTAAAATTTGTTGCTCTTTTGAACCTGTGCCAAGACCTACTACGATATTAATATTAAATTTATCTTTCCACTCAGTAGGTTTTACCGGTACATACTGATTATTTAACATTACAACTCTTTCTTTGTCCTGATATTTCACCATCAGTTCAAAAATTTTTCTAAATAAATCTTTAACTCCTGTTTCGGCAAAGATTCTAGCAATCAATTCTGATCGCATTTGCGTTTGTGTCATTAAAGCATTAACACCAGTTGCGGTCTTTGCAGATAATGTGTCTGGATCTAAGCCTTGAACTTGTTTTGATATTCCTGTTCTTACTTCTCTAACAGAATCTAAGTAAGATAATAACGGAAACGCTTGTTGTGAAATCGGTTGAGCTTGTAAAGGTTGCATCACTTGACCTGGAGGTTGCTTAGTTCTTACTACACCGCCTGGTCTTGTCGTTAATAAATCATCCATGTTTACCATTCCATCCATAATGGCAACTCTGTTGTTATTAGTTAAATACATATTATCTAATAACTGTCTCATCACAGTAGATTTCATTAATTGAATATCTTCAACTAACTCTGAAAGTGATCTACCATAAAATCTGTGTGGCATTGGAATAGGTGTTACAGTTACGAAAGGAACATTATCGCATGGCATATTTTCTAATACTGCATATCCATCATCACCTGCTGAAATAATTTTTCTAAGTTCTGCTATACCATCACCATCGTAATCGTATTTTACATAGCTTTCGTAAACTAAAACTTTTTCTGTAGATTTATCTGCTGGTGTATCTACAGGATATTCGTCAACATTTCTTTGTCTGACTATTTCTTCATTGTTATAAATATCTATGCTTGAAGTTGGTAATGACATAACTTCCTCTTCGTCAAAACCCATTTGAATAATCTCTGATCTTGTCATCAATACTTTGTGAGAAACGAACTCAGCATCGTCAATGGATTTTGCAGTTCGGTCTATTAAAAATTCTTCAGGTGGTATTGATTCAATTTTAATTTTGCCGGTCTTTTTAACTCTTTTAATTTTACAATTATATAAATTGAAATCTGGTGTTTGAACTTGTGATGTATCTAAGCCTTGTGCCTCTAATGTTTCAATCTGTTTCTCAAAGGCTTCTTTAGCTTCTGTGTTTTCAGTAACTTCTTCTTCAACAACCTCTATCTCATCTTTGGTATCGTTAAGAGCTTCTTTTTCTGCTGCTGTTAAATTTTTATAAGTTTCATGCTCTACTGTTTCAGCTTCATCGTAATAAACTTTTAAGAAACCATTTTTTTCAATAAGAGAATCTTTGAAAAAATTATATAATAATTGAAAACCATTATTGTCTTTGTAGAAAACATGATTTAAGTAAGCTGTCGCTTGGTCTGCCAAAGGAACATCCTCTGCCGTAACTGGATCACATCTAACCACTTTGTCGGATGCTGTAAAAATTCTAAGTAAGTTTGGAAGTATGCTTTCTACTGTATCAGCTACGTCTGTTGATACCACTTGTGATCTGCCGTCTATCTCTGTACCAAGTTTATCTCCTAAATAATATTCAATAGATTTTTTTCTTGATTGAGATAACTGACCGCCTAAATATCCTAACGCATTTGAAATTTGGTTGCTTAGAATGGTTCTAAGTTTTGGATCTGCTATTTCTATGATTTTTTTCTTTGCCATATTAAATTATATAATTGGTATTCACTCTTATTGGCTTTTGCCAATCCGATCTTTCTAAAGGTTCTACGATAGCACCATATCTGAAACTGTCGCAAAAGTGTGAAGCCCAGTTGTGAAGCGGTCTGTTACGAAAACAGTTATTTTTTTCATCCCATCGCTTACAGTAGCTTTTTAACGCCTCTATTAGCTTTTTGCAATTACTTTTATGAAAATAACACTTAGGCAGCAATCGCCTTGTTTGCTCTATGCCATCTTCTACACTTAGCTTTGGAGCTATATCAAATTCTAATCCCATTTCTCTTGCCGTTTCCCATCTTGACTTATTAGTGCCTATTTCCCTAACTCTTATGTCATGGGGAGCTATGTGTTTTGAATAAGTATAAGGTTTATCATCTATAACATTTAGATAATGCTCTAAGCCTTCGCTAGAGTTTTCATAACAATCCACAATCCTTACCTCATCGCCTCTCCTTTGAGCAAAGATTATTACAGTAGAATCATTCATTCCAAGATCCCACCATGTTTCTGTTTCTATATCCTCATCAATATCAAAGTTTGTTATTTTGCCGTCTTTCTCAAGATCCTCCATAATCTTTCCATAATAAGATCCTGATATTCCTGCTTGGAAAGAACACTCAAATTCTTGCTCATAGGCATCTGGCGACATTGTGCTTTTGGCAGCATCTAATTCATCTTGCGGTATGATTTTAGTTTCACTAGCTTTTATTCTACAAGTGAACCAATCTTTTGTATGCTTTGCCTTTTCATGTAATTCAAAGAACCAATTCCTACCATGTGGCGTTCCTATGAAAATAGCAAAACCCCTTCGGTCTGCCAAGCAAGGTCTGAGTATGGTGTCAAATAAGTCTGGTGCTATGTTCTGCGTTTCATCTACGATAATGCCGTCAAAGTATTGTCCTCTGATTGCCGAACTATTCTCACCACCTATAATCTGTATTCTTGAGTTGTTAACTGAGAAATCTACTCTCAATTCTGATTCGTTAAACTTAACACCAGGTATGGCTGCCGAAAATTGTTTCATATAATCCCAAGCTGTGGATTTACCTTGTAGTCTGTAAGGAGAGATAAAAGCATATCTTGGATAAGGTCTTTTATTGGTTAACGCAGCTCTGATTAAATGGTTTATAGCAAACACAGTCTTACCACCTCTTCTATGCACCACCACAACATTGAACCGGTTCACATCGCATTTTTTGTGCAAAAATTTTTGAATTTCTCTTGGCTTGTAAGGAATTACGATTTGTTTCATTTTAAAACAAAACCCCCCTTAGTGCATTGTAACATCATCTTCTGGAATATCGTCAATGTATTGCTCTTTTAAAATTTGAGAAAAATCATGTGCTTCTTGCTCATCCTGAAAACCATAGAACTTTGTAACAACAACTGGTCTGCCTGTTGTTTTATCTTTCATAATGAATATCGCTGTTCTTAATATCAAATCTTTCATTTGTTTGTGTGTACCTTGTATCAATTTTAATCTAACGTCAAAAGTCAAAAATGGGGTATCGGCTCTCAAAAACCCCTACATCTAGTAATCTACAACCATAAATCCACTAATTATTACTAACGATAACTAAAGATTACTAATAGTTATTTCTTCCGATAATTTATCAGTATCGGTAATCATAAGTTATCGTTAGTAATAATTAGTGGATTTATGGTTGTAGATTACTAGATGTGGGGGTTTTTGAGAGCCGATACCCCATTTTTGACTTTTGACGTTAGATTAAAATTGA